TTATCTGATTCAGAAAAAGAACAACTAATGAAAGCAGTAGAAGAAACTGCAGGTGATGTTCAAAAATATTCTGATAATATCACAAAGGATTTTAAATCAACGGAAAGTTAAATGAAATTAAAATTACCTGAAATAAGCCTTAAAGCTACAGGATTAACTAATTTATTTGATGTAGACAACCACATTAGAAAAATGTTAGGTCCAGTTATTAATCAAATAAATCGTGGAAAGTCTGATGAGGGAGAATTAGCAGAAGTAATCAAAGTTTACTCTACAGAAGACCAATTAGAAGAATCACCTGTAGATGATGAGCCTGATTATAAATTCATTGGTGCTATAAGATTTAGAAAAATATATTCACAACAACATTTATCTGATGACCAGTTGATGGTAGCTTATCCTTTGAATTTAAATATTGTAGATTTTCCTGTAAAAGGTGAAACAGTATTTATTCAAAAAATTTATAATAAGTTTTACTATACAGATAGAATTAACATATATAATAATCCTAATAATTCTTCATCTGTTGGTTCAAGTCAAAAATTTAATATAGGAAAAAGTACTAAAAGTCAACAAACATTAGATACTGCAGAATCAGAAGTAGTAGAGAATAAAGAAACTCTTGATGATGTATTTTTAGGTGATTACTTTAAACCAAATTTTAACATAAGATCGTTAATACCAAATGAGGGTGATACTTTAATACAAGGAAGATTTGGTAATACTTTAAGATTAGGTAGTGTAGATAACGCACCAACTATAAAACTTAGAGCAGGTCAAATATCAGATTATGAAAAGTTTGATGAGGGTGAAACTTTAATTAATGAATTAAATGAAAAAGCAGTTAATACATCATTAGAAGAAAACATAAACTTAGATGCTTCTTCTATGTGGATGACTACAGACGAAACAGTTTCACTAACACCAGCAACATTAGAAGACCCAAACATCTATCCAACAAGTGTAGTGCCTGAAGAGTTTGGTGGAAAACAAATTATTCTTAATTCAGGTAGATTGATATTTAATAGTAAGGAAGATGGTATTCTTGGGTTTAGTAATGGACCTATAGATTTTTCAACATTAGATGTTTTTGGTGTATCAGCTAAATTAAGATTAGATTTATATAGTCCTACTATATCAGTTGGTAGAAGAGATAAAACTAAAAATATAAATTTAAATACTTCTAATGTTACAGTTCGTGGGGATAGTGGTAAAACATTGATTCGTGCGAATAAAATAAGATTACTTGGACCAGTTGAAGGTGAAGATATAAGAAGAGCTGGAAAACTTCAACCTGTAGTAAGGCCAGTTACTAATGAGTTTGGAACTAAAGGAGAAGAAGCTGCTAGTTTTATTGTATCACCAGGAGGAAAAGATATTCAAGTAACACCAGCAGTAAAGGGTGATGAGTTAAAAGAAGTATTGGAACAAATGTTAGAAATGCAAAAAGTAACAACACAAGCAGTATCAGATATATGTTCACAAATATTGACACCATTACTAGGTGCATTAACACCAATCGTAGCAGGAGCTACAGCAAGTCCATTACAAGTGTCGGCTGAGACATTAGCTAATGCTACACAAAATGTGTTAAATGATTTAACCGTAAAAATTGAATCACTACCGAAAATATTGAGTAAGGTAGTAGAAATTGAATAAACAAAAAAGAGGTAATAATAATGACTAAAAAAGACCTTGTAAAAGTTATAAGAAAACTCGTACGAGAAGAAGTTAAAAAAGAAGTAGGTAAGATACTTATTAGTGAGAGAAAAGTTAAAACTATTCCACAAAAAAAATCTAAACCTATAAAGAAAACTTTATCTAAAGACAAGACATTAAATGAAGTACTAAATGAAACTGTAGGTTTAATGCAATCCCAAACTGAAGAATATCCTGATATGGGTGGTAAACAATACACTACAGATAATATGGCAGACTTATTAGGTTATGGTGATATGGCAAGTCCTGAATTAAAAAGGGATAAAGTTGCAGCACAAACTTTAGCAGAAAAAGGTGTTACTCCAGACCAAGTAGGTGATGGAGTTGTTAACGCACTTACAAGAGATTATTCAGATTTGATGAAAGTAATAAACAAAGGTAAATAATGGCATCTACAACTGAAAATAATGCAAATCCTGATACAAGCATTGGTTTATCATTTCCACTTGGATTTATTGGTAGCCGTATGTTTAATAGAACTCAAACCGTTGAAGAGCAAGCAAGACATAATTTAAGAAATTTGCTTTTAACAAATATAGGTGAAAGACCACATCAACCAGAATTTGGTTCAAGACTATTATCAGTTGTATTTGAGTTTGAAGATGATGCATTAATTGAAGAAGTAATAAACGAAGCAACAGATAAATGGTTACCATATATAACTATAAATTCAGTTACTACAGTTGCAGAACCATCAAACCAAAATAGATTGAATGTATCAATAGATTTTTCAGTAGCTACAACACCTGACGCAACAGATCAAATAGTTTTAGATTTTAATGCTACACAATAGGAGACAGTAAATGCCTACGAATACGACAGGCCCAGTAAAAGATGTATCTAAAGAAGTCAAATATTTAAATAAAGACTTTGAAGGATTTAGAAATGACTTGATAGAATATGCAAAAACATATTTTCCAACTACATATACAGACTTCAATGAGTCTTCTCCTGGAATGATGTTTATTGAAATGGCAGCTTATATTGGTGATGTTCTTTCTTATTATGTAGATAGTCAGTTTAAAGAATCTATCTTAGCATACGCTGAAGAAAAAAGAACAATCTATAATATAGCACAATCTTTAGGATACAAACCAAAAGTTAGTTATCCTGCAACAACTGTATTAGATGTTTATCAAACTGTACCTGCTACAGGAACAGGAGATTCTACAAGACCTAATATGAATTATGCTTTAACTGTTACAAGTAATACAAAAGCAAAATCAAAATCTACAGGTAAAACATTTAGGTTTATGGATGATGTGAATTTTAAATATTCAAGTTCTTACGATCCTACTACAGTTTCTATTTTTGAAAAATCTTCTAATGTTCCAACAAAATATTTGTTAAAGAAAAGAGTGAGAGCTATTAGTGGTGAAGTTAAAGAAGAGTTAGTTACATTTACTTCTGCAGTTCAATATGATAAAATAGTATTGGGTAATCCAAATGTTATAGAAATTTTATCATGTGTAGATAGTGATGGTAATAGTTGGTATGAAGTTCCTTTCTTAGCACAAGATACAATATTTGATGAGATAGAGAATACATCAGCAAATGATTCTGATTTAACACAATACAACGATACAGCACCTTATCTATTAAAGTTAAGAAAAACACCACGAAGATTTACAGCATTTATCAGAGATGACAATAGAACTGAAATGAGATTTGGTGCAGGTGTATCAGATAATCCTGATGAGGAGATAGTTCCAAATCCAGATAGAGTTGGTTCATCATTAGCAAGTGGTGTGAGTAAGTTAGATACTGCATTCGATCCTGCAAACTTTTTAAATACAAGAACTTATGGATTAGCACCATCAAATACAACACTTACAATAAAGTATACAGTTGGTGGTGGAATACAAGATAATGTTCCTGCTAATGATATTAAAAATTTAAATGATACCACATTTAATATTGATGACAGTAATTTAGTAGCAGCTACAGTTCAAGAAGCAAAAGATTCTGTAGCAGTTAATAATCCCGATCCCGCTGGTGGTGGTAGAAGTGGTGAGTCATTAGTAGAAATCAAAAATAATGCACTTGCTTATTTCCAAGCACAGAGTAGAGCAGTTACAAAAGAAGATTACATGATAAGAGCAATATCATTACCACAAAGATTTGGAAACATAGCAAAAGTTTATATTGTTCAAGACGAACAACTTAATCAAGCTGAAGAAAATGTTCAAGAAGAAAATCAAGCAGCTGCAGCACCACCACTTGAAGAACAAATAGAAAATATAAGTCCATTGGTTCAAGAAGCAGCAGATTTAGAAACAGCAAAACCAGAACCTAAAGTACAAAGTGCTGCAAAAGTTAGAGAAACAATAGCAAAAGCTAGAATGACTTCACCTAAAAAAGCAAACGAAACACTACGTGGAGCATCAGCAGCAAACCCTCTTGGTAGACGTGTATCAACTGGTTTAAGAAGAAGTTTTTCATCTATACCAACTAAAACTGGTGGAAGAGGAGGAGGAGGATACTAATGGCTACTAAAAAAGCATCAAGAATACCTAATCCATTAGCATTAAATATGTATGTGTTAGGATATGACTCAAAGAAAAAATTAACAAACGTAAATCAAGCAGTAAAAGAAAACTTACAAACTTATCTTGGTCAATACAGAATGGTTACAGACGCAATTAATATTAAAAACGCTTATATAATAAACATCGGTGTTAAGTTTAGTATTATGACAAGACCAAATTATAATAAAAACGAAGTTTTAGTTAGAGCTATAGAAACAGTAAAAACATTTTTTAATATTGATAGATGGCAAGTTAATCAACCAATCGTTTTATCTGATTTAGTTTATCAGTTAAGTTTGGTTGATGGTGTAGCTACAATAGTTCCACCTGTAGAAGATAACAAACAATCTTTACCAATCGTTATAACAAACAAATACAAAACTGCAAATGGTTATTCTGGTAATCTATATGATATAGACACCGCTACAAAAAATGGTATTATTTACCCATCGTTAGACCCTTCAATCTTTGAATTGAAATTTCCTGGTACGGATATTGAGGGTAGAGTAGTAGGAGACAACTAATGCATTATTTTGAATTTGCTACAGCAGACGCAACATTATATGAGGG